GTAGCAATGTAAGTGTTACCGGGGATGTAGTTACATTCAATACATTTGGTAACGTTCGTGTAAAAAATGTTATAGGTAACCTAGTAGGTACCGCAGATACAGCGCAAACTGTCACTGCCAGCGCACAAGCAAACATTACTAGTTTGGGAACATTAGGTAATCTAACTGTTTCTGGAAATATATCTGGTTTATTAACTACAGCAAATCAATATAATATTACTAGTTTAGGTACATTGACAGGTATAACACTAATAGGTCCTGCAATATTAGGTAATGTCGCTAATGTCACTGTCTATGGTGGAAGTTCTGGACAGTATCTAACAACTGATGGTAATGGTAATGTTACATGGAGCTCAGTAACTACCGGAAATGCTAATATAGCCGGCGCCGATAAACAACTATTTTTTAATGATAATGGTAGCAATACTTTAGGTGCAAGTGCTAATCTAACTTTTAATAAAAATACTAGTACATTAGCGGTTGCTAATATAACTGCCAACATACAAGGTAACTTAACCGGCAATGTATATGGTAACTTCATTGGAAACACATACGGAGATGTTGTTGGGAATGTTACTGGAAATTTAATTGGTAATGTATATGGTAATGTAATTGGGGCTGTTAGTGGAAATATCTCAGTAACCGGTGGAACAGGTGAAATAGAATTTGTTGGATCAACCGGCAACTTGATTTCATCACCAAACTTAACATTTACTGTTGCAACAAACACACTAACAGCAAATTATTTTAGTGGCAATGGTAGTCTATTAACAAGTTTAACTGGTGCAAACGTATCTGGTAATGTATCATATGCAATAACATCAAATTGGGCTAATGTAGCAAATAGCGTATCAGGCACTAATGTATCCGGTAATGTAAACAGTGCAGTACAATCACACTATGCTAATATTGCTAATTCAGTATCATTTACTAATATTACAAGTACACCAACTACTATTAGTGGTTATGGCATTACTGACTCATATAGCAATACTGATGCAGGAGCATATTTAACAACTTATTCAGGTAGCCTAGCAGCAAGTAATGTATCATTTACTGGAGCAAATGTAAGTTTAGGTTCTAATGCTAATATTAAAATTACTGGAGGTACTAGTGGTACAGTTTTAAGTACAGATGGTTCTGGTAATTTATCTTGGATTACCGCTACCGCAGTAGGTAACGCCATTACACTAGGAACATCAACCGACACAGATTTAGTGACTCCCGGAGCTATTACAACATGGACAACTGCAACTAAAGTGACTGATGCAATTGATGACTTAAATGAAACACTAGAAAATGTAAGAAATAGTACATATGTTAAGAGCGTAACTTTTACAGCTAGTCCAACAGCAGGTGGCGCAGGAACTTCTGTAACTCTAACAATTACAAGTGTTGGTTCTCCAAATCGCTATGATATTACTTGGGGTGATGGTACACAAACTTTAGCCTCAACTAGTTCTACGCCATCACATACTTATTCAACAAACACAAATAGCCCATTTACAGTAACAGTACGTGCATATAATTTAAGTGGCACTGGCACTGGTAGTGAAGCAAGTTTTACACGCACAGCTTATATTACAATTTATACTGCTAATCCGGTTGTTGGATTTAGTTTATACAGAGGAAGTACAGGTGGATTAGCATTAACTGGCAGCAATTTATATGCTAGTGAAGGTGAAACAATATATTTAGATAACACTACTACAAATACTACAGGTGCCGCAGTAACTTATTCAATTAACTGGGGAGATAGTTCTACCCCGGATACTATCAGCAGTGATAGTGTATTGGGTGGTGTCGGTGGCGGCCGTATAAGTCATGCATATGCAAGTGGTCAAAACTCAAGTACAGGCACAAAAACAATTACTGTAACAATTACAAGTCATAGCACAGCTACACCGGCTTATATTGCAACAGGTCCAAATAGCACGGCTGCAATCAAGGTGTATAATCCAAGTATTGCTTCACCAAATGGATTGAGTGCTAAAACAATTACATTCCAAACTAGTGTTGGAACAAGTCCATATCTCGCGGCTAATTATGCCAACAATGCAGGTGCCGCAGTCACAATAACAGCAGGATCAAGTATTAGTCGTGTGACTTCTGGAACACCAGTTGAAACTATAGTAATGCCAACATATGCATCTAATGCTGATAGTGGATATTTACGTGCGGTAGTAAATAATACAGAAGATGGTAATATTGCATTAACTACCGGTAGTCAGGCAGGAACAAATCTTTCATTAGTTCTTTCAGCAGAAAGTGATTATAACTTATTAGATGCTACCGGAACAGCAATTGCATTCAGTGCATCAATTTATAGTCCATCATTATATAAAGGGTTTACTGCTAAAGTGTCTAAAACAAATTCAGCATTAACTGCAGGTCTTAACACTTTTAAGTTGAGTCATAGTAGTACAGGAAATACTAACATTATTGAATTTGTCAAAGATGATGTAACCAGTGTACCTACTATTGATGTATCAACCGCAACATTAAGTAATGCAACAAATGGAACATATCGTTATATTTCGGGTGTTCCTTACTACAACACGGGCAGTCCGACAATCACATTAGCTGGGGCAAATATATATAACTGGATAGGACAGACATATCAAAATACAACTACACCTTTTCAAATTGAACCAGGAACAAATGATGAAAGCACTAGTGGTAGTGTAGTAGCATCACAGACTAGAACATATACTCAAATAGATGGATCACCTACCTTATTGTCTGGTGGTATACCAAAAGCTAATACAGGTAATACAAGTGGATATCAATATACTTTAGGTAGTATCACTGCCAATATTACTACATCATCCGTTGCATCGGTTCAAACTGTTAAATTCTTGGCAACTAACGTAAATGGTTCTAGTGCTTATGCTACACATAGCAAGAAAGTTCAAGTCTTTACTGCTACACCTAGTGGATTTGTTGAAGAAAGCATACCTTGCAGTATAGGTGGAGATAATACAGTCGCAAAACGAATTGTTTTATCTGGTTCAGGTGCCACAAGATCATATACTGGGGGCGGACAGACTAATTTCTACTCATCTGCGGTTTGGTCAGGAGTACAAACTGTTGCAGGTACAGATAGTGCTATAGTTCGTTGGAATCAATTAAAATGGTTCAATACTGATTTGTCTGGTTATTTACCTGCAGGTCCAAACTTAAATACTGGTCGTAGCGGAACACAATATTTCTTTGGTGCATTTACTAGAGCAGCTAGAAGTGGATTTACTGTTACTATTACCGGAAAGATTTCTGGATTGAGATTTGCTATCCCGGGTGTTACTGATAGTTTAACGTACACTACTAATGGGTGGTTAGATGCGACAGTAGTATATTTTGGTTCTGGTGTCGCCGGAGCAAATGACAGTGGATGTGCCGCAACAGTAACTGTTCCTACAGGATCGGTAATATCAGGTACATCATATGCTATTACTTTTGGAGAAGGTAGTACAAGTTCAACAGGTAATTGGTCAAATCAAGTATTGTTTAGTATTGCACTAGCATCGGGTGATTATGTAAGTTCATGGAGTTTTAGTTAATGGCTATTTCCGATACACAAAAAGTTGACTATCTATGGAAAAAGATAGCCTACGGAAAAACTAAAACTGATTCCGGAACCAACAAACAAGGGTTTGAAGAAAGCATTTCTAGTCCGTTATTAATTCGCGGCGATAAGATTTGGCAGCAATCGGGTTCTATTCCTGGTAGTATTGCTACAGCAAGCGCAGTGGTTACAGTATATTCAGGTACTACTACGGTTGAATGTACTGAAGATTTAACTGCCGCAGATAATAGAACATGGAAAACTAATTACACAGATTGGATCAGTCCTGAGTTTGGTGCTGATTACATTATCAGCGTTTACATTGCTAATTCAGGAATTACAGGGTCAAACAAAACAACTCAAGTAACAATTGCTGGTAATAAAATTTCTGCTGGCGGTCTAAATGATGACCAATGGTACTTTGATTATCAATCAGGTGTACTGCACTTTATTGGTACAAATATTCCTACAGCTATCACCACTAATGTTACTGGTAAAAGCATTTATATAACTGGTGCACGATATACAGGTGGTATTGGATTTGGAACTAGCAGCACAACTACATCCACTACAGCAACATTAGGTAATTTATATATTTCTAGCAATACTATTTCTAGTCTTGATACTAATGCAAATATAAATCTATCACCAAATGGTACTGGTAACGTAGT